GAACTAATCTTATTAAAGTCATCATGCAGCCCATGGCAATACAATTCACCGTCCAAAACCAAGTCTGGGTATTCCACAAACATCGGCTCCAATGCTTTTAGAATGTGCGGGATGGTTACCCATGGCTTACCGTTGCGGCTTGTTGCACCATGGCGCGTAATCACTGCACGCATGCCGTCCAGCTTGGGTTGGCAATAGACTGGGAATGCAACCTTGCTTCGGCGGTCTTCCCACTTCTTTGCCAACATTGGCTCAATGAATGTAAAGGTATCAATTTTTGATAGGTCTTGAAAACATCCACTGTCCACTTTCTTTTTCCAACACGCTTGCGCTTCAAAAATTGCTTGAGCATCTCCGTCGCGTTCATTGGCTCGACCGACGTTTGTTGGAACAGAATCAAACCATTCTGTGGTTACAATTTTACCACCAACTTTGCCGTGGTGTGTACGAGTGCGTGAACCATCAATTTCAATTGTCCATTGTTGGACTGATCCATTTGATGTGCGTGAATATAGTGTGGGAAGTTGAGTCATAATTTAAGCAGTAAACGCGTAGTGTAAAAATGCCACAAAGGCGATAAAACAAATTATAGAGAAAGGAATATTTTTCTTTTCAAAGATATTTGTACAAACGGCATAGGTTAGTGCGAAACTTACGGAAAAATAAAGGATGCAGTGTATGATTAAATTGGTATAATTCATAATTGGTATAAGTGTTTTTTATTAGTAATTAATGTATACGGATGAAATTAGAATGACCATATCTTCTTCAGGATTATTCATTGGATGATCTTGTTCTTCTTCTGGGTCATCGTGAACAACGGCAAAACCGCTGCGGGAATATGCAGATTCACACAATTGGACTGGAAGAATTTCAACGACATCCAATGCTTGAAGCAGGCCGCGTTGATCGGAGCCAAGACGGACTTCGGTTTCCGCTCCATGTTGTTCCTTTAGGTATTGCAATTCTTCAATTAATTGTTCGATTGTCATAATGTGGTGTTTCCTTACGTGACTATTCTACCATATTTTTCGGCAAATGTAAACAACTTTTTTCAAAAATCTGCATTATTTTGACAAAATTGTAAGTCTATACTAAAAAGAGAGCTTTTTTACCTTTTTCTTTCACCTTTTCACACGTGCTATCATACTTACAAGCTTTTTGCCACGCGTTCTATTGCTCTCGCCGATTCAACTTCCATAGGTCTGTTCTTATACCAACCACCGGTATCAAGATCAATTTGCTTGCATAAAGCTGCAACTTCATTTGAAGTTATAGGATAACCTCTTCGCATCGCATTACCTGCAATATTCAACATAATTTGATACATTTTAGAATACCATCCACCATTGTGAATTGTTCGGTATTCATTAATCATATTCTTATTTACAAACGGACAATCAGCATAACTGTTCCATTTAAAATTTGTGTTGGACAATCCTTCTCTTTTATATTTTTGAATCTTCTCACGAATTTCATCTGGAAGCTTATCTGCAAATGAAGAAGCTTTAATGGTATTAATATAAGGATATTGTGACATTAGTGCATCCGGATCAAGAAATGTTTTGCTTGGACCGCTATAAATGAAATTATTACTATTTGGATATTGAGCTGGAACATAGTACATTCGAGACAAATCCTTAGTTTGAGGATCACCAAGACTATTAAATTGTTTATTGCATGCATACCACAAATGACGAATTTTTGATGCTTCAACATGGCGCGTCATAGGAAGTATCACACGAAATTTTGTTGCTTGCGTTGTGCTGCTTGCAGAGGAATAACACACGTGAGTGTATGGAGAGAAAATACTGGCAGCATTTTCAAATGTTCCTTCATAACTATCAACGTCCAGCGCAACCCAACCACCCCATGACAGCACATTATCATTTTTGCGTGTCATATTTGCAGCAAATGTGGCAGGTGTTATTAACGGACTGCCAGCTTTTCTTTCATGTTTTTTAGGTTTATAGCCAGGCTGTTCACTCAACGAATATAACAAATCTTTAAAAGAATCCCAAGACTTAAAAGACATCTTACGATGCGTTTTATTGTCGTAAATACTAGTAAAAATTGTAAGAGAATAGTTCATGGTATATTAACAAAAGAAATCCTCAAGACTTGAAACTGGTTCAGGTTTCCAGCCAATTGAATTTAAGATAAGTTGTAACGGTTCAACAAAAGTTTTTTGAAATTGAAGATCATAATCAATAAAATTTGCCAAACCAAATTCAACTGGAAGCTTATCAATAAAGCCAATGACGTTTTCATTTGTTGGATTTTGCTTTTTCAAATATATGTATTTAATTTTATCACCACCTTGAATAAGCTGATATTGCTGTTGCAAACCTTTTGTCACACAAAGATGATTGTGCATAAGAGCAGCTCTGGAATTCATAGGAGTTCCTTTAACATAGACCGATGCTTTGTCTTTCCATTTTTTAATATTACTGACACCTCGTGGTGATGCAATTGCTTCAGGTGGAAGATTGGAAAAATATGTTTTAAACAAAGCAAGTGATTTTTGCATGCTCGATTCATCCTCATTCATAATCACTTTGAATATTTCCTTGAATGCTTGCCTGCACACTTTAGGTGTGGAACTTTTTACCGCCTCAACACCCATCATTTTAATTTTAGGTTCGGAATATTGCACACCTTCATTATTGTGCACATTCATAATATAGCGTTTTTTGGCAATAACAATTCCACGGTTTGAAATGCTTTCACGTTTCATTACCATTTTATTGTCATAAGCATTTGTCAGCATGGCAAATTGCGCAAACGACTTTTCCAACATAGGTTCAATCGACTTTTTGGCAAATTCATCAAGAAATGATACCGGGTTTTTAGGATTGAATTTATCAATAATATCCTTTACACAAATGTAGCAGCTGTCGGTATCCATCATAATAACACGATCCTTAGGAACTGTATCTTTTAAGAATTTAGACAAATGATTATTAAAGCTTTCCTCTGCCCATTTAATTACAAGCTGACCTGTAAGTGTAATGCCTTCGGCCACCGCAATGTCAAAATATCGGAAAAACCTGTTTCCAATAGCACCATACAAACTGTTCAGCAAAATTTTGATGGCCATTTGTTCAGTTTCAAGACGATCAACTGCAGACGCAACCGTAAAATATGCTTTGGGATTTTGTTGCTCGTGTATTGTTTCCAATTCCTTCTTTTTGTCGATCATCTGCTTTTTAAGAAGTACACGTTTGGAATATAGTTCCTCAACAATTTGTGGCATAAACCCTTGTTTATCTCTTCTGAAACACGCTCCGTTGGCAGCTGTCGCCAAATTAGGTTCCGGGCTTATGTTTTCCTTTTGTTGCAAAATACGATCCACATCCAATCCATGAACCGTCATATGACGCACCAATGTTTCGGGGCTCATATTGTATTGCATAATTAAAGAAGGATAAAGACTGTTAAGGTCAAAACTTAGCACCCATTCGTGCATTCCAACATTTGGATCTTTAACATATCCACCAGGATATGCAACCGATGCTTTAGGTGTGCTTGGTGGAACCGCAATATGTTGTTTGGCCAATTTTCGGAAAATAATTGTATCCCAAATTGCAACCGTACCTAATGTTTCATCATAGTTTACACCTGCAAAATATGAAAGAGTAAAGACAAGATTTAATAGTCCAAGTTTGGATTCAAGGCGTTCCACAAGTTCAACGTCCTTAATGTTATAATCCAAGAAATGCTGGAAATCATGTTCGTATAATTTTGTAAGGTTGTTGTGGTCACCGTAATCCAATTTATTTTCAACAAGAACAAGTTCGGCAATATTATCCAATTTGTAACTTTCTTGTTGACCGTAAGTGTTAAGAGTGAATTTTTTAAATAATTCCAAATAGTCAAGTTGTTGAATTCCAAGAATTTCATAATACACATTTGTTTGCCCTTGAAATGTTTTTGATTTTTGATTAACTTGCTTCCACGGTGATAGTCGATTCACATCAGTATTACCTAATATGCGAGAAATACGATTTACCAAATATGGAATGTCAAAATTAAGAGTGTTCCATCCAGTAATTACATCCGGTGTATTTAATGTATCACTCCACCAATTTAAAAAGTCATCAAGCATTTCTGATTCACTTTCAAACTGACGATATTCCTTTTTAAGATGTGGAACAATGCTTGCAGAAGAATCATAATCTTTAAGACCCCAAGCAATGTAAGTATCGCTGCGACTACTTTTAATTGTTATAGTAACAATTGGATGTTTGGCTTCATCCGGTTTCGGAAAGCCACCTTCGGCACCATCAATACCACTAGGACATTCCAAATCCAAATAACATATGTCAATTAACCTTTTGTCATATACAATTGTGTCTGGAAATTCCGCTTGAATAAAAGCAGGAATATGACGTTCATTGCCATAAATTTTGAATCCGTCAACACCTTCATAACTTTTTGAAAATTCACGACATTCACTCATGCTTTCAAACCTATGCGGTTCCAAAGGAACACCATCCAAACTTTTCCATTTAGCATTCTTATCTTTGCTTTCAAGATAAACCACAGGACGAAATCTGTAACTGTTGTAAATCTTTTGTCCTTTATCATTGTATCCACGATAAAGCAGATTGTTCATTTTCCTATCAATACATGTATAAAATCCATCAAGCATAGGAATATTATACTAAAAATCCCGAACAATGTAAACCACAATTGTTCGGGATTGAAATTTATTTTATTACTTACCTTTTACTTCACGCGCAAGGTCGGCATCGGCCTTACCCCACGTTCCTGAGCTTTTAGTCACAAATGAATTTATCCTGGCGTATCCCCACTGCTCTTGAGTTGCGCCAGGACGATGGCCGCTTTTCCATGCTCCCATACCGCGGCGCATTACAGCACGAAGAATGCCAATAGAAATTCCAGTTGCTTCACTTTTCTTTTTTAGTGCCTTTTCAATGCTTTCATTATCAATAGGACCTCGTGACGTGGATTTTTCTTGTAATGATAATGATTCATCTATAGTACAAATGTCTTGAGTATTGTATTTTTGAGTTCCTCTGGAAGAACAACTTAATCTATCATACAAATATTTGTATTCTTTGGATTTATCACCTAAATACTGTTTAATGTAATTTAATGCTTTTTGTTGAAATTGTCGGTCAAAATCCGAATGTTGTGCCAATAACCAATAATTTTTCCAATCTGATTTGGAAAAGGTCTCAAAATCAAAATTAATTTTTACAAATTTTTCTAAGTTTTCTTTTTCACCGAAAAGATCGTCGGTTGATCTTTTCTTTAATTTGGCATAAAGCTTTGCGCCTTTTGTAAAATCACCTTCTGCTTTAGTTTTAACAAAATTTGCATAGTCGGATCGTTCTTTTTGGTCTTGATAAACCAAAGAAGATAATATTTCGGATTTTTCATTCAGTTCTTGTTCTTCTTCACCAAACAGATCTTTATACTTTTGTGTAAATTTTGAAGCTTTTGTAATTTTAAGCCCTTTGACGTCACCTGGCATTTTCTTATAAGCTGATGGATCATCATTATCCATAGCAGCTTGTTTTGCCATTTGAGCTTTTTTCTTCTCGATTGTACTAGGACTTAACCCAGTAAAATAACCGCTTTCGGACAACCAATGCTTAAAGGTTTCTAATTTCATTGCTTTTTCTTTACATTACCTATACTGTATTTTGATAAACAAGTCCAATCTTTCTTTTCCCTATGTGAAAGAATTTTAATTTGTTTAAGAGATGTTACATCTTTAATGTGGTCATTATTAGCGACACGCAATAAACCCCAATCCGAAAGAAGTGTAACAATTGTATTACGTCTGCAAAGATCATCATAGGTAAAGGTACTAGGTTTGCCATCAAGTAAAAATAATTCTTTAAAATGAACTATAAAGTACCTGCCTTGTTTGTGCAATATGTGGCAACTTTGATATAAAGTATTATAATCTTTCTTCGAAGAAACACCAATTCGCCCTAGTGTTTCCTTAATTTTAAGAAAGTCATCAGGTTCACTCAAATATATTTCTACCATATCCAATGGAACCCATTCAATTATTGTTTGTGGATCATTCATAACTATTATGTTATTTATAATAGTATGATTTTATGTACCACCTATATCACGTAGTTTTCTTATATACTGCAATGCTTCAGCCGTAAACATAGGAAGAACATTACGTGCTTTTTCGGAGCTATAATTATAATGCGCCATCAACATGGCAACATCTCCTGCATCATCTGGTTTCTTGGACCATTTACTAAACCGCTTGCGTGGTCTAATAAGGTTGCGAAAGAAATCATATTGCATTTTAGGTGAACACGATGAGCGAATATTCATTTCATTTGCAAACAATACAGTATCTTGAAAATATGACAACCCTCGGTTAATCATAAACGGAACATATTGTTTATCAACAGCATCAATGTCAGCCGCGGCGTCACTATAATCTGCTCGTGAATTTTCCATTAAGTTTGTGCCTCTTGATCCTTCATTAATGTTATTAATAAAATCAAAAGGAGAAAGCTTTTTAGGGCCTACGGTTTTTTCTTTTGTTTTTGCCGCGGCCATATTATTTTTTCCAAGTTACATTGCTCATCAATTCTGTCAAGCATGCAACCATGTTAAGTTCTCTGTCGGCCACAAATGCTGCTTTATAAGAATAATCAGCAAGAATAAGAACGGCAGATGGAATGGAAGCAGGTTCGGCAGTATCACTAAGCCCATCATAAATCTTACGAAAAATAACGCTGCTGTCAAGTGAACTATTGTTTACAACCCAACTGCGCATACTTTTGAAATCCTTATCACGTAGGTATGTTGTAAGTTGAGCAATGTTTTGATCACTCATACCTACAAGAATTTCCGTTGGAATGGTACCGCTTGTAGAATATCTTTGACATTCATTTAGTACTCGGCGCCAATCTGGCGCATAACGAATAATCAATTCAGCAATTGTCTTTTCTTGAAATGATACACCTTCATTTTTAAGAATAGAGGAAAGACGTTTCATAAAATCACCTGCCAGCGAAGCAAGTTGCTTTTTATTTGTGTTAAATTCAATAACACTGCATCGACTGTGTAGTGGTTCAATAATCCTGTTTTTAAAGTTACACGTAAGAATGAAACGACAATTGTTACTAAACTCCTCGATAAAACCGCGCAGCGCCGGCATTGTGCTTGTAGGATTTAAATAATCAGCCTCGTCAAGAATTACAACTTTATAACCACCAGTCAATGATACGGTACTTGCAAATTGTTTAATTTTATTGCGCAGAACATCAATGCCACTTTCCTCGGATCCGTTAATTAAAATGTAGTCAAGATTAAGCATATTGCATAATGCCTTGGCCGCGGTTGTTTTTCCTAGACCTGCGGTGCCAGAAAACATAAGATTGGGAAGTTGTCCACCTTGAACAAGTTCATTTAATGTCTTTTTAAGATCCGATGGAAGGATACACTCGTCAATGGTTTTTGGGCGATAGCGTTCACACCACAAATATTCGTTATTGTTTGAATTCATAATATATTAAAGTTAAAAAAATAAGGCGCACCTGTTTATATGTATGACAGGTGCGCCGTTTTGTGTAAAATTACAATTTAAATTGTTGTAATTTGTTGATACAAGTCCTTAATGACACTTGTTTCGTTTTCAAATGAAGCCGCATTTTTCTTATGATAAAGTTTTGCAACCTTACGGATGAAACTTTTTTCAATGTCCAATGCATCGCTGGTTGCATTGATAATTTCTTTCATTTGATCACGAGCATCATCCATTTTGGAAAGCTCCTCACCAATTTCCTTAATCGCATCCAGCATTGCGCGTTGCTCATTTACATCTTTCAGTTGGTTCATATCGTATTATTGTGCGGTAAAATCAAGTTCAAATTGGTCTTTGACAAGTTCAGGTTCTTGTTTTGGCGCAACATGTGCTTTCAGTTTTTCAAATAGTGTTCCGACAACCACCATTTCATCGGCTTCAAATGCACCTCGTTTTGTAACTGCGGCAATAATGTTGGCCATAAGAACAACGTCATCGACTGACAGTGAAATTGAATAATTTGTTTCTGTATTTTGGTCCATAGTTTATAGATTAAAGGTTGAGGTTTTTTCCAAAGCGATAAAATATTGCACTGGTTGTGATTGGTTTGGCCAACGTGAAATAAGTTTGCTGCTGATTTCAACTGCATAATCACCTGAAACAACTTTAAGATTGGCAATCAAAAAGTGTAGATCAAACGATGCCTTTTGACTATTATTTTCATCAATAACAACCGAAAAAGTATTTGCCGATGGATTTTTTGGATCACCAACGGAAAGAGTTACGATACCATTTGAACCACTGATTACTAGGATTGAATGTCCTAAGGCGCCAGCGGCCTTACGAATTTGTGCCAACACTTCTTCCTTAATCGTTACAATAAGATCAGTTGATGGCATATTAATTTTACTCTTAGGAGTAGTCAAAATGCTTGGATCTGCAAAGCGGTACGATGCTTGAGTGCGACCGCTTTTGAAAAGAACACTGTCTTCGGAAAAATGAAGTTCAGGATCTTCCATCAATCCAAACATTGAAATGAATTCATTAAGATCATAAATTCCAAAGGTGGAATCAAATGAACTTACATCAGCAATCGCCATAATGTTTTTCGCTTCCGAAATTGTCGAGATAGGCTCACCTGCTTTTACCAAAAGATTGGAATTAATTGATGCAAAGTTTTTTAGAATATCAAGTGTTTGTGTGTTTAGTTTTGTCATATTTGAATTATACTATAAATTGTGGTAAAGGTAAAGGGATTTATGTTTAAATTTAAATACTAAATGACGGATAGACCATAAAGATCTATCCGTCATTTAAATTATGCAACGGCGCTGCGCGAGCGATTTGGCATACGATGTGTACCAAGACGATAGCGACGAACCTTTTCTCCGCGGTAGGTTTTACGATCATTGAGATAGATTGCAAAACCTTCGCCACGAAGTTTATTGATCACGCGCGAAGGATCAGCAATTCCGCTTTGCTTTGCTTCACTTGCGGAAAATTCATTGCCATCCAAAAGGAAGGAATAAATTGCATCAGCTTGAGTCATATTCGCTGCGAGACGTGACAGTCTTTGTGTTTGTTTCTTAGTCATATACGTTTATTTTCTTTTTCTTTTTGTTTTGGCCAGTTTCATATATTTGGAGAAGGACCACTCTCCAAAATTTTATCAGAAAGGAATTTCTTCCACTGGAGGTTCAATAGAAGGGACAATTTGTCCTTCCTCATTCAGATGAATGGCATTACCATCAATTTTTGTGTAAAGATCCAGGAACGCTTCACGCGTTTCATTTTCAAATCGGCTGATGCACATATTAATTGCAGTAAGGCGATCATTAAAGACACTGTAAGCTTTAATGATGTGGCACAAGCGGCGTGTACTGATCAGTTCATCAACACCTTCCGCTTCATATGTTTTGCGGATAACCGCACTCCATCCAACAAGCTTTTCAACAAATTCATTGTCGTTAAGGTCAAGTGCATCGTGATGCTTTTGGACAATGTTGTGTTCAGTTTTGAAATTTGGATACGGTTGATCAATTGTTGCAACAAACCGTTCCATGAAAGCATCATCAATAATACTAGCGGCGCTATACCGACCATCATCGCTACCTCGGCCTTTGGTGTTTGCGGTAGCAATAATATTGAATCCTTTTGCAGGGTGAACCATTTGGCCAATCTTTTTAATAAGAATTGGCTTACCTTCGAGCACACCTTGAAGGCACATAATTTTATTTGAACCGCGGTCAATTTCATCAATAAGAAGAATGCACCCACGTTCCATTGCTTTTACCACAGGACCTTTGTGAAACACTGTTTCGCCATTAATCAAACGGAAACCACCAATCAAATCATCTTCATCAGTTTCTGGGCTGATTTGAATTCGAATATATTCACGATTGAGTTTTGCGCACGCTTGTTCCACCATCATCGTTTTTCCGTTTCCGGAAAGACCGCTAATATAGACAGGGAAAAACATTTTGCTTTGAATCACCTTTTTGATTGTGGAATGTTCACCCCAGGCAACAAATGTAGGATCGACTGCGGGAACATAAACTTCATCATTGCAAATGGCATTAATTTTTGCAGGTGCGGGAATTGACATATTGAAGACAGGTTCCGGTACGGACACCGTTTGAGCGGCAGGTGAGAATGATCCAGTCATCCGACCTTTAAAAAGGTCGCGCAAATCATATTTGCCATAACCGACCTTAAGATCATCGGTCATGAAAGTTTCTTGGATTTCTTTGTATTTCATACCTTCAGAACGACCTGCTTCATTAATAGCGGTAGTTCCGAAGAACGGTTTTTCTCCCTTTGAGAATAGTCGATCCAAAGCGGATTTTGCGGATTCAGTTAGTTTCATAATGTAGGTGGTATCGTTTCCCGATGAAGTTATTCTACCATATTTTGGACGGTTTGTAAACAACTTTTTATCAAAAAGTTCATTTTTACGCAATAATTTCAGCAAATTTGCTTAGAAATACCCTGGAATTCCTTTTCTCAGAGGTAAATTTGGCGAAATCCTTGGCCAGTTTGTTTTGTGAACTGACTTCATTGAAGCTTTTGCCTTGTTTGAGAGTTTCACTTTCAAAGGATTCCTCATTGTCGATGTTTAGATTTTTACTTCCTTGAAAAATGAAGTATGCGTCATATCCAAATGCACCTGTTACAAGAGTGCATTTTTCTTTCTTATTTTTCTTAACTTCAGCTTTGAAAGATTCCATACCTTCAGACCAAGAAACATCGTTTTTGTTTTTGGAGTTGTATCTGAATGCATCAATGCCGGTGGTTTTAATATCCTTTTGATTTTGACCAATAAAGAATCCAATCGCAGTAGTACCACAAGTAATTTTCAAATTTTCAATAAGAGCCAAATACATTTCTTTAGGCATTGAGCCGTGACCATAAGAGTATTGATCAAAATCAATTTCACGACCGTGAATGTTGATTTTGTACCTTCTGTTTCTAACGTAATCTCCACTCACAGGTTTGCGGTATTCAATATCTGTTGCAAAATCCATTACGTTTACTTTTGAACCGTCACCATCGGTAAGAAAAACTGTATTCATTTTTTGAATTTGATTTTTCTTTTTGAAGTTTTTTACAATATCGTGAGCAATAATAATAGTTTCCAATAATGGTGTACTTGACAATTTTTCATAAACTGTGTGCATGTTAAATCTGCACGAAGGATTTGCATTAAAGTTGAATATTTGAGCTTTAAGTTCACGCACCGACAATTCAAATTTATCTTTTTTCATTGTGCTGTTAAGCAATTCAAAAACATGAGCTCTTGACTCCAATGAAATGTGTAAGCCAAATGTTGTTTTGATTTTTGGTTTGCTGTAATGGAATTCCTCAGGCCCTGTAAAGCCATAAACCTCAAATGGAATTCCAACCGCTTTGCAGAAATAAACAAGTTGAAGTGTTTGATTCACAACATCTTCCAAAGTGTTGCGCATCGAGCCGCTGTAATCAATGAAAAATACCATTCCGTGAGATTTCGCATCAGCCAACGTTGTAACACTTTTGAAAATTTGATCTTCAAATTTGTATGAATGAAGCTTATTGACATTAATCGAACCAGAGTCACTTTGACGTGAGCGGCTGTATTGAAAAGCAGATTTTCTACGTTCAAATTCCTTAATAAGAACAGCAATATGTTTTTTGGTTTTCGATTTAAAATCAACAAAGTGATTCACAAATTCAGGATTTGTCATGGCATGATCGTAATACGAATTGTCCCGGCGAGCTTTCATAATGGTATCAATAGGAACAACGCAGTTCATTGTTTGTTCCTTTGTAGGAGAATTTACCACCATATAGTTCATTTCTTTTTGTAAACTTTTCAAATTGGAATCAAATTCATTTTGCGTTATTGACTTCAAGTCATCAATGATTTTAGAATTCAATTGGTCTTCATCATCTGCATCAACTGCATCATCTGCATCATCTGCATTGACAGATGGTGATGGAATTTTTTGTGAAACACCTTCCTCGTTTTCACCATCTTCGGAATCATCTTGGATATTATTTGATCCTTTGGTCGGTTTGTCATTCTCAGAATCATCATTTTCATCATCGGCAGATTCAGGAGAAGCAATTTGTTCCTCAGAATCTTGATCATTTTCTTTTTGTTTAGAATCCGAATCATCTTTCTGATTTTTCTTATCCTTTTCATTTTCCTTTTTGACAAGATCATAAATATCTTTGCAAATATCCAAAACATCATCATATGTTTCGGCGGCCAAACAACGAGAATAAATTGCTTCCTCCCCCTCCTTGTTCATAGGCACTTGAATTAAAGAACCGATCTTACCTCTAAGATTAAGACGGTCGATAAATTTCAAATTCCCAACAACAAGATTTTTGATTTTGAAAAAGTCATTTTCAATAAAGTATTTGTAGCCTTCATTGAAAGAATAAACAAGACCGGGGTAATTGGAGCGGACCAATCGCTCAATGCGAATATCTTCAACAATGTTGCCAATGTCAAATGGAGCACCAGGAATGTGTTTGTGGAATTTTTCAATAGCATCACTTGGAGTGTACAAAGCATGACCAACTTCGTGACCGACTAGCAAGTCGGATACACCTTTGTTGGTGGAATTCCAGGTTGGGAGGCCTAATGTTCTACTTTTGACGTCAAAGAATGCAGTATTGTAGTTTCCAACTACAACATCAATATTTTCCTTAGCCAAAAGCTTGGCCAGCATTGTTTGAGAGTTTGAATTGACTGCCTTCATGGGAATATTCTACCATAAAGCACGGCAGCTGTAAACAACTTTTTTCAGTAGAATGAAAATATTTTCGATTTCACCCCCATTTGACAGCAAATCCCTTTAGATCTAAAGGATTACGTTATGGATTTGATTTGAGTAAAGTTCTTTTTCTTCTCAAATTCGATCTTTCTTTGAAATTTCCCTTCCAAAAGGTCTTGCTTATGACTGATCACAAATATTCTCGTTTCCTTGTCCAAATCCTGAAGGATTCTGAGCAAATTTTCAATGCTTTCAATGTCCAACGATGCATCAAATATTTCATCCAGAATCAAAATATTCGTGTTGCTGCTATTTTTCATTTTTGCCACCTGTCTCCAAGCGAACAGCAAACTTAAGTCGATTTTTTGTTTTTCTCCTTCGCTGAATGAACTGTAGGTAAAATCATCTCGGTGGCGCGAACGGATCGTTTCATTAAAATTTTCATCAAGTTCAAAGCTTACAAAGAAATCAAGCATCTGAAGATAATTGTTGATAAGTTTATTCATAATAGGAAGATACTGGC